AACGCAATGGGTAGCCGTTGATACGATAGTTATTTTTTAATAATTCTTTAAAAATAATTAAATACTTGTACTGTGGGTAAAGAAAATTAATTATATTTGCATTGTAATAGGGATCAGATGATAAATAAAATTTATTCAATTAAAAATATTGCCGGTCTCGGCAAGCAACACCCACAAGAGGTTTTGGCTGATCCCTTCCTTGAGTGGGCTTATTGTTTGAGACCGGCTTTTTTATTTTATTGAAATGATTGAAGAAGGATCATTGAGATTATTCAGAAGTATAATAAACAGTCAGGTGTTTACAAATCAGACAGCATTAAAAATATGGATATGGTGTCTGTGCAGAACGAGCTATAAGGAAAGATTTGTTCCGATTAAAATAGGAAGGGGAGAAACAACTGTAAAGATACTGCCAGGACAATTCCTTTTTGGGAGATTTAAGGCAGAAGAAGAACTCAATATTGACGGCTCAACCATATATAAATGGATGCAAAAATTCGCAAGTCCGGAATTTGATATGATTTCAATAGAAAGTAACAACCAATATTCCATCGTAACTGTCAATAATTGGGGGAGATACCAAATAGTAAAAACAGAAAAAGAACAACCAAGTAACAACCAAGTGACAACCAAGGAGCTACCAAGTAACACAAACAATAAGGATAATAAAGATAATAATGTTCTTAAAGAAGAAAATAAAGAAGAAATTTTGACTTATGAAAAATGGATAATAGAAAACGAAAGAAAAAATAGAGAATTTTTTGAAATTGGGGAATATGAAAAAAAAGACAATACACTTGAAGAAGATTGATTATGGAAACAAAAACTTATTCGGAACTTTTAAATCATCCTAAATGGCAAAGGAAGAGATTGGAAATTATGCAAAGAGATAATTTTAAATGTAAAAAATGTTCAGATGAAGAAACAACCCTTCATGTTCATCATATTGAATACAGAGATGGATTAAAACCATGGGAATATAATGATAATGAAATGGTGACATTATGTGAACATTGTCATTTTGAAATTGAAACATTAAAAAAGGAAGGAGACAAAACACCTTTTAAAAATATTATTACTTTTAAAAAATCCGATCCCAATCCCAAATCGAAAATAAGATTTATTTTTATACTGCATGGACACACGCTTACTTTTAAAGAATATGATAACATGGAACTCCTTTATTCTCTTCCGTTTGGAAATAAATTAATTAATAAAACCTTATATAAATTATTTAAAAAGGCATTTGAATATAAAGAAGAAACAATAGGACATGAAATGTAATTCAAAATATTTATTACCTTTGTCATGCCATATTGCCGATATGGTACATCTGCTTTTCTTGCATAGCACCCTTCTCGTTTCAGTATGGGAGGGGTTTTGCATTTTAAGGAAATTAGTTTAATTTTGTAAGCGTTATGTTCAGGCGGTTAATATCGGCAATAGAAAGGCTCAGGGGATGGCTTCACAGGATAAACAACAAGCGTCCCATGGCAACCGATGTCGTCAATGACTATGTGATTGTCGTCTATCATCATCAGAAGATAAATCTTAAAAAAAGCGAACTGCCAGCCTTTGCAGGGATGTCAAGAGGGGACAAGAGGGCAATGGCATTGCGATTCAAAAATCTTGAAAAAAAAGGATTGGTTAAATTTATTAAGATAGACGGCAAGACTGTCTGCGTGAGAAACCTTGATTACCTGAAAAGAAAAGAATATAACTAAACAAAGTCATTATGATAAATAGATCAAGAATTAGAGTTTATGTTGCCGGACTATATAGTTCGGACAATGTTTTAGGCGTTCTTTCTAATATCCGCAAAGGAAACCATGTGGCTTATCAATTATTGCATCAGGGATTTGCACCTTTTAGCCCGTGGCTTGATTATCATTTTGTACTTGAAGATCATACCAATGATTTGACAGTTCAGGATTTTTATGATTATTCAATGGCATGGTTGAGGGCTTCCGATGCTGTTTTAGTTCAGGGTAACTGGCAGAAATCACATGGTACGCAGGAAGAAATAGAAGAAGCTAATAAGCTTAATATTCCTGTATTTTTTGATTTAACCAAACTTATTTTATATGCCAGAGAACAAGGGTTTAAGGTATAATGCCGGAAAACGAAAATGGTCATTGGTTCATTTTGAATCTCTTGAACCAATGATTGAAGTTCTGGAATATGGTGCAAAGAAATATGAACCAAAGAACTGGCAAAAAGGACTTGATAAATCAGAAATTCTTGAATCACTTCAAAGGCATCTGGCAAAGTTATTTGACGGTGAGGAAATAGATCAGGAAAGCGGATTGCATCATATTGGGCATATAATGTGCAATGCTATGTTTTATATTTATTATCTTCAAAAAGAAAAAAAAGAAAGTAATGAATTATAAGCGAACACTCCCAAATACGGTTATGATAAAACTTGATGCGGAGAATACCTCTATCAAGCTAAAAAATGGATTCACCCTTTATGTGGATGACACTTATGAGAGGGAGAGGAACATAACCGTCACGGGGATAGTTTATGGATTGCCCTCATACCTGAGATATACGGGAGTTCCAAATAAAGGGATGCCATGGGATTGCGATATGGAGGTGGAGTTAGGAGATCATGTGGTGGTGTATTACCTGGCAGTTGTCAATGCCCTTAATCCGCAGTTTAGAAAATATATCATTGAGGATGGCGAGAGATATGTTTTTGTCTCCTATGAGAACATCTATTGCAAATATGGCGATGACTTCATAACTCCTATCAATGGTTATATCCTTGTAGAGCCATCAGAAGACCCGGCTATTCAGTTGGAAAAAGAAAGGATGAAAAAGGTTGGATTGGAGAGGGTGGTGTTGAATACCCAGTCGAACACAAAAGTGAGTTATGGCATCGTGAGATATGTCGGGAATCCAAATAGGGGTTACTGCGATCCGGAATATACTGACGAGGGTGTTAAGGTAACAGATTGTGACCTTATAATGCTGAAAAAGATTAATGACATTCCGCTTCAATATCCCCTGCATAGCAAGATTGACGGAGGAAAACTCTTTTGGAGGGTTCAACGAAGAAATATACTTGGAAAATTATGATAAGTTTTGTTGAGAATATTGATTGTATGGTCGGGATTGCGAAGTTCCCTGATAACTTCTTTGACTTGGCTATCGTTGACCCGCCGTATGGTTTGCCCGATGATTCTGTTCATGGAAGAGGAAAATTAAAAAACAGAGTATTAAATTCTATGAATACTGATTGGGATGTTAAACCTACGGATAAATATTTTATTGAATTATTTAGGGTAAGCAAAAATCAATGTATATGGGGCGGCAATTATTTTGAACTTCCCGCTACGAGAGGAATTTGTATATGGGATAAAGACCAGCCGTTTGATAATTTTTCTGCTTTTGAATATTGTTGGACATCTTTTCAAACCACATCAAGAATATATAAAGAAGCAACAACTCGCACAAATGAATTAAAAATACATCCTACTCAAAAGTCTATTAAACTTTACAAGTGGCTTTTAAAGAACTATGCCAAAGCAGGCGATAAGATTCTTGACACTCATTTGGGAAGTGGCAGTAGTCGGATAGCCTGTTATGACGGTGGCTTTGACTTTTGGGGATATGAGATTGACAAGGATTACTTTGAGTCACAAGAAAAGCGATTTAAAAATCATATTTCACAATTACAACTTTCATTATGATTTTATCGTTTCATGCAAAGGAATACATTCAGATGCGCTTTGATCCCACAAAGGTTCAGGGCGGAGAAGATATTTTAAAATTTTACAAAGATCTCGGCAAGATAAAAGAGTTCAGGGCAAATCCCGGGGAGGATCTTGATAACACGAAGGTCATGCAATACGTGATGTGTATGTACGATGCCCATTCGCCTTATAGGACAAAATTCACTGATGTCCTCAAGAGAAAGATTGAGGTAGCCCATGACTGCGAGTTTAAGACAGGAGAGGGAGGTGTCTTTGATTCCGTGGTAGAAGACTTTTTAAAGGGCAAGAATGAGATTGTGAATAGGAAGATTGTCCAGTATGTGATGCTTCACAGGTCGTATAAGTATAGTTATCAGATAAGCATTGAGAGTGCTTATTTTAATCTCATGCTTGAGGTACAGTCGGGAGTTACGGACTCAAAGAGCCTTGCAAAACTAGCAGAGCTCAGGGATGAACTTGAAAATAACCTCATGGAGCTTTTAGGACAGGATAATAACTCTTATGTAAAAGACACTATGTTAAAATATCTCGAGGATGAGAGGTTGCAGTTGAGGCCGGAGGATATTGCGAGGAAGATTCAAAACGGAGAAAAACCTATATGATAGTTAAGGGTTTTTGGCATATTTACATGATCAATCATTGGTTCTCAATAGTTACCGATCAGATTCGCATACTCCTTACATCAGGGCTTTATGATGAATGTGATGAGATAAACATTGGATGTATTGGCACTCCATTACAAACTAATCTCCTTCAAAAGTTTTTTGTTGACATATATCCAAAGTTACGAATAGAAGCCTATTCTGAAGACCCTCTTGAATATGAGTTTCTGACCCTGAGACTTATTGAGGAAGATAAGTCAGACTATGTGGGGTTTTATTTTCACACGAAGGCCGTCACAAGACCTGATGATGTGGCACAAAATAATCTCCGTGCATGGCTTAATGAGTCAATCCTTAACAGATGGAAGGGGCATAGACACATGGTGGAACACGCATGGGGAGCATCATCAGTGAACAGGATGCATTCTCCGGCTCATTATAATGGCAACTTTTGGTGGTTTAACAGGAGATATGTAGACAGGCTCCCGAGGCTCGACACCCTTGATCACACAGAGAGATGGAAGGCCGAACAATGGATATGTATGTGTGAGGGAGGCCAGTATTCCAATGAGTTTCTCGAAGCGACAAATACGCCTTTTAAAATCAGATATGAAAAGACAAAATGATTAAAGATATTTTATTAAATCAGGATTTGGATATGGATGAGATTTTGCAAGATGCAAAACCCCATGGTATTATTGAGATTGGGGCATGGATCGGCAACTCATGGCAGTTATATGATAAGTATGGAGTAAAAAACAGGTGTTGGATTGAGGCTAATCCCATAACGTATCATAGATTACGGGCGAACGTCCCGGCAGAGGACGTTACGATAAATGTCGCAATCTGCGATCAGGACGGGGAGTTCCCTTTTATACTGA